ATTCGTGGATATGACTAAATAGTATTACGATTTTTTATTAAAAATGATAAGTACAAATGCTGCTGATTATGTAGCTGGTATAACAACATATTCTGCACCAGCACTATCAGATATAAAAGTTGGAACAATTTCAACAACAGTTTCATATGTTGTAGGTACAGGTGTTACATATACTAGAGAAATTAACATTCCTTGGAATGGAAGTACAATTGATGATGTAGAATGGGATGCTCGTTTAGGTCATCACTTATTTGCTATTAACAATAAAGTTAATGTTGGTGCAATAAAAACAACTGCAGAATAGATCCTAAATATATTCTAGTTGAGGATATATTTCATGGATTTGACTATATCCAAAAAGAATGAAGTCTTTTTGAAAATTGATTCTAAGGAACCACATATATTCTGTGAGTTATCAGATATATTCACCTTTGAGGTTCCTGGCGCAAAGTTCATGCCTCAGTATCGAAACAAATACTGGGACGGAAAGATTAGATTATTTAATCAGGCCAACGGAGAGATATACGTTGGACTACTAGATAAGGTCATTTCTTTTTGTAAGAAATCTGATTATCAATATGAGTTTGTACATAGTGATTTCTATGGTACACCTTTTGAGGAGAATGGATTCATCTCTCTAGAAGGTGTGAAGGACTATATGAATAAGATTACTCGATATGAACCAAGACAATATCAGATACAAGGAGTCTTTGACGCACTCAAATATAATCGTAAGTTATTAATATCACCTACAGCTTCTGGAAAGTCTTTAATGATCTATACCATTACAAGGTATATGGTCGATAAAGGTCACTCGGTTTTACTCGTTGTTCCTACAACTTCTCTCGTAGAACAGATGTATAAAGACTTCATAGATTATGGATGGAACTCAGATGAAAACTGTCATAGAATATATGCAGGGAAAGAAAAACATACAGATAAACCAGTTACAATTACTACATGGCAATCAATCTATAAACTAGAACACTCATTCTTCAAGAGATATGGATGTGTCATAGGAGATGAAGCTCATCTATTCAAATCCAAGTCATTGATTAGAATCATGACAAAGTTACATGATGCAAAATATAGATTTGGTTTTACTGGTACATTAGATGGTACACAAACACATAAGTGGGTATTAGAAGGATTATTTGGGCCTGCATATAAGATAGTTCGCACTGATGAACTCATTGAAAAGGGTCATTTAGCTAAACTTAATATCAAAATTTTATTACTACAACATGAGTCTCAGAGGTTTGATACCTATGAAGATGAGGTACAATTCATCATTCAGAACGAAAGAAGAAATAACTTTATCAAAAAACTAACTCTAGATCTGAAAGGTAATACTTTACTCTTATACAGTAGAGTCGAGAGTCATGGTGAGATATTATTCAATCTCATAAATAGTGATACGAACAGAAAAGTCTTTTTCGTTCACGGTGGCGTAGCTGCTGAGGAGAGAGAAGAGATTAGAAAAATTACTGAGGAAGAATCAGATGCTATCATCGTTGCCTCTTACGGCACCTTCTCAACTGGAATTAACATTAAAAAACTTCATAATGTTATCTTCGCATCTCCCAGCAAATCGAGAGTAAGGAATCTACAATCAATCGGAAGAGTTCTTAGGAAAGGTAAAAACAAGACTAAGGCAACTCTTTATGATATTGCAGATGATACTACTTACAAGTCTCAAAAAAATTATACTTTAAATCATCTTATTGAAAGAGTGAAGATTTATAATGAAGAAAATTTTAATTATGAGATAGTTCCAATCAAGATGAAAAACAAATGAACGAAGAAAAGTACGCATACATTAAACTAGTTTCTGGGGAAGAAATCTTCGCTCAGGTAGAAGAGTTTGTTGATGAGGATAAATGTTTAGTAGCTTTTGATCCTTGTTTCATAAAGGAGTTGCCAGTCAAACGAGGGCCTTTTGCCTTGTATCGTGTTGAGCCATGGTTAAAATTATCTGATGAAAGAATGTTTGCGTTTGATTTAAAGAATGTATTATATTACGGTAGATGTAAAGATAAGGAAAAGATAAGTACATTTGTACGTTACCAGAACTCTCTAAATAAAGGAACTACTCCTCCAGATAGTCAAGTAGGTATTAGTTCTTCGCTCGGTTTTGTTTCTAGTGTGAAGAATACTAGAGAAGCTCTAGAGAAGATATTTAAGATAGAGAAGGATACTTAGAGCTATCCCTTTGAACTCTGACAGAGTTATTGTACTATTATTTCAGGAGCTTGTCAAGCGCAAGAAGATTTGTTATAATATGTACATAAGTTATGCAATAACTATTTTATACAATCTAAGATGGCAAAACGAAAACGATCCGAACACTATGTAAATAACAAAGAATTTCTTTATGCTATTGTAGAGTATAAAGCTAAGGTAAGAGAAGCAGAAGAAGCAGGGAAACCAAAACCACGTATTACTAACTATCTTGGTTCTTGTTTTCTTAAGATAGCCACTCATCTGTCTTACAAACCAAATTTTGTAAACTACATGTTCAAAGACGATATGGTATGTGATGGAATCGAAAATTGCGTTCAATACATTAATAATTTTAATCCTGAGAAATCCTCGAATCCTTTTGCTTACTTTACGCAGATCATTCATTATGCATTTCTCAGAAGAATACAGAAAGAAAAGAAACAACTCGAAATCAAAACAAAGATAATTGAAAAGTCAGGTTATAGTGAAGTCTTTAGTGATGATGGTATGATGGCAGGGTCAGAGAGTGACTACAATACTATCAAAGACAATATCAATTATAGGTATAACGGATGAAGATAGCAATAATAACTGATCAACACTTTGGTGCTAGGAAAGGTTCTGCAGTATTTCATAATTATTTCCTAAAATTTTATAACGAGGTATTCTTTCCTACATTAGAGAAGGAAGGTATCACTACAGTTGTTGACATGGGTGATACATTTGATAATAGAAGAGGTATAGATTTTCTAGCTTTGGATTGGGCAAAAGAAAATTACTTCAATCGTCTTAGAGATATGAACATTACAGTTCATACTATAGTTGGTAATCATACTGCATATTATAAGAATACAAATGATATTAATACAATTCAATTATTATTGAACGAATATAAAAACATAGTCTGCTATGAAAAAGCTACAGAAATAAAACTCGATAAACTTAAGGTATTGATGGTGCCTTGGATAAACAAGGAGAACCGAGAGGAGACTCATGAGTGTATAAACAAATCAAAGGCTAAAGTCGTGATGGGTCACTTGGAGCTAAATGGGTTTCATGCAAACAAGTATGTTGTAATGGATCATGGAGATGATGCTTCGATCTATAATAAGTTTGATCAGGTGTTTTCTGGACACTATCATACTAGAAGCCACCGTGATAATGTACATTACTTAGGAAATCCATATGAAATATATTGGAATGATGTTGATGATCCTAGAGGATTTAATCTGTACGATACAGATACTCAAGAGTTAACACAAGTAGATAACCCACATAAGATGTTTCATCTTGTTTACTACAATGATACGCCACATCAACTTGTTGATACTTCAAAGTACAAAGATAAAATTATTAAGATCATAGTCAAACAGAAATCCAACTTGAAAGAGTTTGAAAAATTTGTAGATAAATTTGTTAATTCAAATGTACATGATATAAAGGTTGTTGAAAACTTTGATTTTAATGGTTACTATAATCCAGAGGAATTAGAAAGTGATGAGAGTGAAGACACCATTAGTATATTAAATAGATATATTGATGAGTCTGATGTGTCTCTCAACAAGTCACAAATAAAAGATCTATTGAAAGAAGTTTACGTAGAGGCCTGTGAGGTAGAATAATGTACATTCTTTCGGTCAAGTCTTCAACAGAACAGGGAGCTTATGCAGTTGAAGATGAAGAGGGCAAGAGAGTTATCTTTCTATTTGAAGAGGAGGATGACGCTGTTAGATACGCCATGATGATGTCTATGAGTGATAAGAAGTATCCCGAACTAGATGTTACAGAGGTTCCCGATGAGGTTGCCATAAACGCCTGTGAGGCGTATGATTATCCGTATGTGGTAATTTCTTCTGATGATTTGTTAATTCCAAAAAATTATGATAAAATTTAAGAAAATTAAATGGAAAAATTTTCTAAGTACAGGTGATCAATGGACTGAGATAAATTTTCAAAAGAGTAATACAACTTTAATAATTGGTAGTAACGGAGCTGGTAAGAGTACAGTATTAGATGCTCTTACTTTTGTGTTGTTTAATAAACCATTTCGTAAGATCACAAAATCACAGTTAGTAAATACTGTGAATGAAAAGGATTGTAGAATAGAAATACAGTTTAGTGTAGGAACTAGAGAGTATAGAGTTGTACGTGGGATCAAACCATCTATATTTGAGATATGGGTTGGTGATAA